TGTTTATAAATGTAGAAGAAATCTTATTAATTGAACTAGTTCCAGCGGATAAACTTAAAACTGCCATCTTACATCACCACATTATAACTCAATTGAGAGTACATAATGTAAAAGTTATTAGGATTACTTGAAGATATATTTGGTATATCATTTGTCATCCCTGGAGTTAAGGATGGTTCAGGTGGTTGCTGTTTTGTTTGTGGTTGTGTCAAGACAACTTGTGGAGGTGGTTTGGTTACAGGACCTAATGGAGCATTTTCTGTTTGTTTCTGTGATATCTTTGCCTCCGTAGAATTTGGAGTTATTGATGCTGCCTGCTGTGATGCTTGATCAGATTCCCTCTCTTGCCCTGGAATAGTTGGTACAGAATATTGATAACTTTGCTGTTCTGCTGTTGGTGGTGGTGTTATACCTGCACCAGAAGCAATATTCATGTTGAGTTCTCCAGTTCCCCCTGGAGTCATTGGAGTTGCTGGTGTGACTGCTGGTGCTTGTGAAGATGGTGTTGGTATTGTTGGTTGAACTGGTTTTAATTGTTGTTGTGGTGTTGAAGAAGTTGGAGTTGGTTTTTGCTCCCCACCTGCAATCCTGGATACTTCAAGAGCAACTCTCCCACCCGCTGCAAATCCACCAACTACTGGAAGCATAGATGCAGCACTTAAAGCTGCACCTGTCAGATCACCTTGACTTAGATCATAAGCTGTTGAGACTCCACCGAGAAAGGTTCCAAGTACAGGAGTAAATCCACCAGCAATTCTTCCACCACTTCTAGCAGCCGCTGCTCCTCCACCACCTCTCATAAAATTGAAGAACCTAGTCATTAAGTTCGTACTACCAGTTACAAGAGGTCTTCCACCTCTAGCAGCATTGGCAGCAGCAGGAGCTCCCCTACCAAACAATCCAGCAACGCCTCTTCCTAGAGCACCAAGTCCCCTAAAAGGCAGTGTAATAAGTCTGGCAATTAAACCACCAACTTTAAAAACTACACCATTAAGTAGTCTTAGAAATACAGCAAATCCAACATTGATTGCTAATAAACCAGCACCAGCATAAAGTAAATTCTTAAGAATACTATTCTTAATCTCATCAAAAACTTTAAAGTTCTTATCCTTATATGCCCTTAATAGTTCAATACCTTGAAGTGTAAACCATCCACCGAGAAGAATAAATAATGCCCTCTTAATTCTATCAAATATTCCCTCAGTTTGTTCAATAACTTTCTTTACTGGACTGATTAGGGCATTTTGTATTTTCTTTTCTAGTTCGTTCTCACGACCTCTTTTTATATCTCTATCAACTATCTTTTGCTCATTATCTTGATCTTGCTGAATTCTTCTTTGTTCTGCTATACTTTCTCCTCTGAGAAGTTTAGCAATATCTCTAACACCATTTGTTAAATTTAATACCTCTACACGAACAAATTCAATCTGCTTTGATATTGTTCCAAGAGAAGATTGGTTTGCTTTTACAATTGCTAAACTTTGGGTGCTTGCTAAGTCATTTCTATCTTGTTTAACTAAAGCACCACCACGACCACGAAATACTGAACTAGAAACAGTTGCCCTACGAAACAATGCTTTTCTGGCTTCAGCAGACAGGTAAGACCCAGTTCTAGGATCTACACCTGTTTGTGCTATGGTTATTGCATCAGCCATTCGTTATGCCGTTTTTAAGATTTTCTTCTTCTATAAACTGCTGGAGAAGAGAAATATAAATTTCCCTCTCCCAAGGTATCATATTTTCTAGTTCTGTCAATGAGTATTTATGATGCTGCATGAGGGCAAAGTTTGTTTTGTAGTATGACTCAAGAGAATCATGAGCCATCCCTACGCGAAAAAACTTGTTAGACCCTCCAGAACAACTTCACTTTCAACCTTTGTTTCTGGGTTTTTGATTTTAATTGTGTGTGAGAGTTTTGGCATCGTCTCAAAGAAAGTTTCAATTTCTTTGAACTGTTTTGAACTCAATTGGTCCACAAAGTCAAATAGTTCTTTCTTTGTACATTCAGAAGCTGACCAAGACTCATCTTCAGAATAGACTTGCTCAATACATCCACTAATCAAATCAAAAGTATCATCTACACTTACATCAGTAATATTAAAATTGTTTTTAATAAACTGACTCAGTGAAGGATACTTCATTCTCATTGTTAGATTATCATCTAACTTAATATCTCTACTATGAGTTGGATTAGTTTGAACTTGAATTTCGTCCAAATTGATAGACACTGGAACCTGAGTGACTTCATCATCAGGACAGGTGATTAGAACATCAACTGTCTCACCTACAGACTTTCCTCTAATGTTAAGGAATAGATATTCAATGTCAAAAGTAGCTAACTCTTCTACTTTTACACCCTTTGTCAAAATGCAATTTGAAATAACCGTTTTGATTGCATTTGTAATTTGCTTATCATCCTGACTTTCCATTGCGATGATAAGAATTTTTTCTTCTTTAACAAGAAATGGTCTGTACTTTATTGACTTTCCTGTTGATGGTAGTTGCAACTCATAAGTTGGTGTCGCAATTGTTGGTAAAGGCATAATAACCTATAATATTATCAGTAATTTATTTAGGATGGCTTTTTCTCTCCTGCAACAAAATTAGTGGTGCTGATATCAATATTACTTGAATAAAAATTACTACTGCTACTACCATAAGCCCAGGTATTGGTTCCACCACTTGTATTTTGTTTGCCGCTCACAAATTCCTGAGCGGTTGTTCCACCATCTTTAAATCCAAAATAATCCAACGCAGACTGACCTTGCTTATTATTATCATCGCCTCTCTTCACATCCAGAGATGATATTGGTCCACAAACATAACGAGTGAATTCAAAAGTAGCAGATGCAGTTAGAGTTCTAGAGCTATCATATGACACATTAATGTTTCCAACATTTGAAGGGAACATTCCAAAAAATGTGTACTCAATATTTTTGCGATAATCTCTATCAAATTTGACAATCTTTGTCGATTCCATTTTATAATATTCAGGATATTGCATTCTGATAAAATAATTTTTTCTACCCTGACTAATAGCATCTGCTTTAGTTCCAAGAGGATTATGAGATCCACTTGCAATAAACTCTGCCCAGTGTTCCAAAAACTTTAGTACTTTATAATCACTATCAATATAGAATCCTAAATTGACTTGTCCGTAAATTCTACTATGAGCTATCTTTTCTTGAATTCCCATGTAATTTCCTGCAATATTAGCGGTTGCTAAACTGCCATATGGGAGTTCTGCGGAATAGCAGAGTAATCCAACATCACCATTTATAAATCTAGAATCAACACCTCTAGTTGAAAGATAGGATGATAATGGGCCTGGGGGTGCTCCAAACTTGACTTCATAATGTGAGGTTTGAGCTAGATTCGTTAGTACTCTTTTAAAGTCTGATATTTTTCTTGGTCTAGGTGCTGGCACTCTAAATACCTATATTATGAGTCTTTTAGTTATTTAGATGTCTTATAAGGGAAAATATCAACCATCTTATCCTCAAAAATATAAAGGAGATCCAACCAATATCATTTATCGTTCCCTCTGGGAAAGAAAGTTTATGAAATACTGTGATCTCAATGAAAACATTCTCGAATGGGGAAGTGAAGAAATTGCTCTCCCATACCGTTCCCCTATTGATCGTCGTATTCACAGATATTTTCCAGACTTTTACATTAAAGTAAAAGAATCAAATAATACAATTAAGAAGTATTTGATTGAAATAAAACCTAAAAGACAGACTGTTCCTCCACATAATCCAGGCAGACAAACTAAAACATATATGCGTGAAGCATACGAGTATGCAAAAAATCAGTCAAAATGGAATGCTGCAAAAGAGTTCTGTGCTGACCGTGGTTGGATTTTTAAAGTTATAACAGAAGATGAGTTAGGTATTAAATAATGCCAAGAAAATCTCTTAAAGAAAAACAAGAGAAACAACAAAAACTCCAGCAGAATAAATCAGTCAAAAACAGGGTTTTGCCACTTGTAGAGAGTGTAAATGGTACTGAAGACCCTGATGATTTGATGGAAGAACTTATGGGTCTTTTATCTGAAACAAGAAGTTCTGCAGTTCAAGTTGGTAAATATTATACCTTTGTTTATTCACCCAAAACCTCTGGAATCACTTATGATGAATATCCTTTAGTTGCAGTAACTGAGATTTTAGCATGGGGATTCAAAGGATTTAATTTTCATTGGAATGATAGAAGACAATATACTTGGAAAGAAATCATAGGTGGAGTCTATAATATCCTAGATGAAGAAATAACTGATGTACGAAAGATACCTTTTGGCAAAATACGATCTAAATAGTTAGAAAAAGATAAATGGTAGTTAAGCC